TTAGATCACTATATTTTTTATATATCACCATATTTTTTATAGATCACCATATTTTTTATAGATCACTATATTTTTTATATATCACCATATTTTTTATAGATCCCCATATTTTTTAGATGTTAATAGATTGATTAATTTAACATTATACACTATATTTTAAAAAATATGGTATATTTTTAATAGATCACTATATTTTTTAACTATCATTCGATGATTAATTTATAAAATATATATCATATATATTTTATAGATCACTATATTTTTATATATCATTAGATGATTAATTTAATATTATACACCATATATTTTCTAGATCATCATATTTTTTATATGTCATTCGATGATTAATTTAAAATTATACGCTATATTTTTCTAGATCACTATATTTTTTGTAGATCACTATATTTTTTCTAGATCACTATATTTTTATAGATCTATATATTTTTATAGATCACTATATTTTTTATAGATATCTATATTTTTCTAAATCACTGTATTTTTTGTAGATCACTATATTTTTATATGTCATTCGATAATTAATTTAGCATTATACACCATATATTTTCTAGATTACCATAGAACTTTTATTGTAAAATTATTAGATATGTTTAATTTTAATATGTTTTAATTTTAAAATTAAACTAATATTTTTAGTATTATTTTGTCACGTTTATTTTAAAAATACTTATGGAATGTTTTATTTCTAAAATTATTATGGCATATTTTTATTTTTATGGGATGTTTTATTTTAAAAATAATATTATCATGTTTATTTCTAAAATTATTATGGTATGTTTTTATTTTTCTGGTATGTTTTATTTTTAAAATTATTATTATGGTATATATAATTTTAAAAATAAATTATTAACTGATATCGACAAAAAATATATTATTGTCAACTATATATATATATATATTTATTAAACATCGATGTAATCATAATTCTTATTATGTTTATATTTATAATCAGTCGATACATTAATCAACTCTACATATTTACAATTACTAATCCAAACATCCGATGTTATTAATTTAATATTATTTATACTATCTGATTCATATATCTTTATAAATTTATTAACGTCATATTTATATATATATGACATTATATTTGTATTTATACTAATCATATTTTCATATGACGTGATTGATCTAATCACTCCTGAGTTAATATTTTCAGTTATTTTTAATGTATATACTATGTCATTAATCTGAAATATATGAATATTATTATCTTCGAATATACACAATTGATTTTTCATTATAAACATATAATATTTATCAAGACAATATGACCCAATTAACTTTTCCACCGTTATATCATATATCATTATTTCTTTTGATTCTCCAATAATAATATTATTATTGATATTTAATATTTGATTAATTTTGTCACATTTTCTATATATCTTTATTTTTTTGTAAATTTTTCCACTCAAATCACAAATTATTATCTCATCAAATTCATTTATGAATATTATATATTTCTCGTTTTCAGATAATATATAATTTGTTATTCTATTATTTACATATTTATTATAACAACATTGATACTTCCCTGACTTCTCATATATTCTAAATGTGTTCTGTATTAACATAATTATAATGTTTATTTTAGAATAATATCTCCATGATATTACTCTTATTGGATTTACATCTATCGTTGTCATCACATTAATACTCCTCCCACCCACTATTTCACACACATCTATCTTATTATTTATAACCCCTATCATATTATAACTCGGCTCACATAAATATCTTAATAATATCTTATTATCTATCTCCACATAATTTTTAATTATATTCATACTATAAACATAATTTTTTAAATTGATATTTAAATTATATAAAAAATTATGTTTATACCTTATCCTCAATTTTATTAATGTTCTTAATATCTCTAATTGTTCATCAAACGATATTACTATTATATTATATCCATATATACTTTTAATAATCATCTTGAATATACTCTCCTTTATTTCCTTATCCATAATTATTACATCATCTACTGTATTAAACATATTACTCACTTCATAAAATATATACCTATGAATTGGTATATCAGTTCTACTAAATCTACAGATTAAATCTGGTGGATATTCATATGACTTCTCACCTGTACACCATAAATAATCCGATACTAACATTTTTTTAACAAAAATTATATATTTTTTTAAAAAAAAAACACATTTATAAATATAATGTGTGTTTTACCCTTACCTGGAAAAATATATTCATATTGATATTTCACTCATAGGTAATAAAATATATATTACATATTCTGATAATCATCTTGAATATACTCTTGTTTATTTTATCATCTACTGTATTAATCAATTCATAAAATATATACATATGACGTCTCACCTATACACTATAAATAATCTGATACTAACAGTTTTTAAAAAAAATATATATTTTTTTTAAAAACATTTATAAATATGTCTATTGACCATACTCCCTCTGATACTTCCGATTTAATTCAAGAATATGATGTGTTTTACCCTTACCTGGAAGAATATATACCTATTAATATTCCACAAATCATTTCGCCCAAAGGTAATAAAATATCTATTACCTATTCTGATAATCATACTGAAAATATAATTTCTAAAATTTTAAAAAAATCAATTGATTTTAATCATTTAGATAATATTAGTTATGAATCAGGATTTAAATTTATACTTAAACATACTGGCTTAACCACTTACGTTAATCCATATGAACTGTATGAAATTTTTAAAACTTGCCAATCTTGTAATATTCCATTCAATGATATTGACAAAATTATTTCTAATGGTAAATTTATTTCAGCATTTTATACCTTACATAATTTTTGTCACATATCTTTAATAATTAAAGATATGATATATACAACATCATTATATTTGAATCATTTTTCAGTCATTCAAAAAATTGATCCTGATATATTATCGAATTTATTATCTGGCTCTTCCAAAATTGATCATTCATGTACTAACGGTACTTTATTTGGCTATTATTATCACTCTTTGACAAATTTAGAATTTTATGAAATTTGTTATCGATTAATTACTAATGACCTTAATCTTGATTTTTTTTTAAATATTCCAGAAGCTATCCTTTTTGATATTCTCCAACGTGATGATTTACCATTCCATGAAACTCTTCATGATTATGTATCCGTCAATTCTTCCGATATTTCTACTCTCCCATTAACAACTGATTTAATCTTATCTCATTTGTCATCCAAATATCCACATATTTGGAAATTCTTCCGATCTTCTTATCCTAAATCCACTCCCCCTAATATCACTTCCTCCATATTGATGGATCGATTCACATTTATTAATCAACTTCCACTCATCACCCCCGTCAATCCTAAACCTCGAATGTTTCAACATTATTTACTTCATCACACTGATGATCCAGATTTACTTAATATCCTCCAATATCATCAAATATTCTCTCAAAAATATTTTCATAATTTTTCTCCTCTTACTTTATCACTCAATTGATTTGTTTATCTTAAATTTAATTTCATATGGATTCATTGGTATAATATTATGTTCAACAAAGTCCGTTAATCTTTTCATGATTATCATCTTATCATCCGATTCAATAAACATACTATTATCTAAACAATAAATCACCCTATATCTAGTGTATATTTGGTACTGCTTTTTTAAATTAGTTAAATCTAACACATCTCGAAATAAATTTTCTAATTGATTTAATGATACACCTAAATTTTGTTCAATAATTTCATTAATCAATTTAGAATCATTAGCATAATCAATTGACATATTAATTAGTTTAACTTTATATATATCTCTCAAGTATGATAAACTTGATTTGAAAATATTAATATTCGTATCATATATCATTCCTTTCTGCGTAAATAACAACGGAACATTTAATATATCCTTCCATATTCCAATTATCTTCTTCACATTTTCAACCTTTGACAACACATATACTGTGTTGTGTTTAATTGCATCATATATACCTGATAATATTTGTCTAAAATTAGTTATTCCTGGTGGAGTCATTATTAATTTTAATTTTTTTTCAATATCTTTTACTATAGTAGGGGCAAAGTGATCATATCCATATGTATTCTTATATAAATTTACGAATGCTGCCCAGTTGTTTTGTTTTTGTATAATATATTTAAACTTTTCATGTGTACTTGTATCTGAATATAAATGTTCTTTCAGTAATTCTAATAAATATAAAAATTTTAAATAATTTATTACTTCAGTGTCTGATTTACCGAAAATATCAACCCAAAAATTTAACTCTTTCGGAATTTTTTTGATTAATAATTTACAGTTTTCCACATTTATTATTGTTGTCACTGCTTCTTCCAATGTTGGATACTTAACCCAGTCATGAACTAACCTATTTCTCATTTCAACAACATTAATATTATTATATGTGTATTGGTTTGTTATCCTCACATATGTCGCTAAATCTTGAATGTAATAATAATATTTTACCGCCTCCCAAAAATACATAATTATTATTTATATTACAATTTTTTTTTAAAAAAACATTTTTTATGGAATGAGATTATATTTCATAAAAAATAAAATATGAGTTTTTTTTCAATTCTTCCCTCAAGAAACTAGGTTTGTGTAATCAGAAGGATATCATATCCCGTAATTTTAGATAATTTTTTATCATAACTATATAATATTATATAAATGTAGTGAGTAAGTGATCTGGTTATAGTGTCACAATTCACAGATAATGAGATTATATATTAAAAAAATCAAATATGAGTTTTTTCATTTCTTCAGTGAAGAAACTAGGTTTGTTTAACCAGAAGGATAAATTTTGAGAGTTTTTTAGATAATGTTTTATCATAACTATATAATATTCTAAACGCTGGGAGTAAGTGATTTGGTTATAGTGTCACATTCCACAGATAATGAGATTATATATCATAAAAATCAAATATAAGTTTTTTCATTTCTTCAGTGAAGAAACTAGGTTTGTTTAACCAGAAGGATAAAATTTGAGAGTTTTTTGAATGAGATGAATTACATATTGCAATGATATCATATCCAGTAATTTTAGATAATGTTTTATCATAACTATATAACGTTCTAAACCCTGTGAGTAAGTGATCTGGTTCTATGTCTTTATCATTTAGTGTCACATTACACAGATAATGAGAATTAGCATATATAGTTTTATATTTAGGGTAACCTTTGGGAGTGATATTATACACATACACGATTTTATTAGGATTAGTTGATCTCAATACTCTTCCAACCATTTGATTAATTCTATCTAAATTTAAATAATCAGGTCTAATACAGATACATGCTTCTGCATTAATGTTAATTGATTCAGATTCTGTATGTGATATTAATAATACTTGGTTCATACACGATTCAAATTTGATAACACTCTGAAGGGTATTGTATACGACTAGACTGAAATTATACTTGGTACACACTTGATTGAGTGGACTATAAATGTTTTCATATGCATCTCCTGGAGGATAAAATATAACTACTCTACATGATTTCATCTGTGATAGTAAATAATCTATTTTTCCAATATATATGTCTTGGTCAATATATCTCCCCTTCAGTAATACTTTTCCATACGTATATTCTGGTGTATCTACATAAAAAAAATTAATTGATGGAATATTGTTTGCTTGAGTCCACCCAACTGTTATACTTTTATACTTCATTTGTGTTAACATTTTTTCTAAATCAGCATCATGTATTAAACTTGCTGATAATAGAATACTTTTGATAACTTTGGTATTGACATTTTTATGCCATAACGAGTTAGTATGCGCTTCATCTACAATTAGATTATAATTTTGTGTCAAAATAAAACGTTTTGTTTTATTATTTGATATTAATATAATGTGATTAGATTGAGTAAGATTAGTATCAGACAAAATTAATCTATTATGATATGGTGAAAGTTTTGTATTTAAAATTAAGAGAGGAGATGTATATGGATTTTTTCTATCAAATATTTCCTTTCCAAATATTTTAATAGCTTCTTGTTTCCATGTTTCAACCGCTTTGGTTGGAACAATGATAATCCAAATATTTCCTGTTCTGGGTTTAAATGGTGATGAGTCAAAAAATATACACCCATACCCAATCGCAGTTTTTCCATAACTAATTGGAGCATTTAAATTTATTAGTTCTCCTTTATGTACTCTTTCTGCTATTATTGTTTGAATATATCTCAATTTAAAATTACCTAATTGTTTCTTATAATTCCCTGATATATATGCATCCCAAAAACATTTGCATGAACACGCTAAATTAACTAAACTACTAGTATCACAATGTTGGCTAATTATAGTAAATAAATCTTTATATAACAACATATTTTCATTATTCATAACTTAAATTTTTTTTTCATTTTTTTTTAATATATCTTCAAGAATGTCATAAATTTTTGATAAATCAGGTCTATCATTATAATTATAATTCAACATACTAATAATTAAATTGTATAATTCATCTGGATAATCAGTTGGATTCAATTTATTTTTTAAATTATTGTATTTAAATTGATTTACTAAACTTTTTTTATATGGAAAAAAACCAATTATTGTAATATAAAATATAATACCAAGACTATATATTTCAGATTTAATTTGATCTACTACTTGTTTTATCATTCTCTCTGGTGAAGCGTATTCCAAAGTCCCCCCAATAATTTCAGAACATGATGATATTGAATATAATTTAGATATTTGAGAATCACTGACACAAGATAATCCAAAATCAATTAATACAATATCATAATTATTTTTAATCATAATATTGTCAGGTTTTAAATCATTGTGACAAATACCATGTTCAGTAATATAAAATATTGCTTTGATAATATTTAAAAATATAACTAAAATATCATTAAGTGGTAACCTGAAATTATTTATTTCAAGTAATTTAAACATGTCTATACCATCTATATACTCTGTTATAATTGCCATCTTCGTATTATTGTTATTTGGTATAGATTTGATGAAACATAAGATATTATTAATACATCCTTTTTGTTTTAAATAATTAAGAATATTGACTTCATTACTAATTAATATTTGATGTACTGGATTTTTAAGATTAACAAGTTTAATTGCATAAACATTATTAAAAATATCATATGCTTTATATATGTTTCCAAATCCTCCTGTTCCAATTATTTGGAAAACATTATAATCAGTTAAGTCATTTTCAAAATCTACTAAAAATTCCGCCGACATTTTAATATATAAAATAAAAATGAAATAATAAAATATATTGAAAAAAATGGAAATTTTTGGTAAAATTGGTATTGGTAATATTTTTCTGTTCCAATGATTTTGAAAACGAATTATAATTCGTTTTCAAAATCTACTGACATTTTGATGATGGATTAAATTGGTGTTGGTAAAAATTATATTACTTTCAGTATTATTTGGAAAACATTATAATTTGTTTTCAAAATCTACTTACATGTTGATATTTAAAATAAAAATGAAATAATAAAATATAATGAAAAAGAAAAAAAATGGAAATATTTGTGATGATGGGTAAAATCGGAGTTGGTAAAAATTATATTGCCGAAAAAATACTACTTCCAGCATTATCTAAATCTAATCCTAAACCAACTTTGATTTTAGGATTAGCTGATCATTTCAAAATAACAGCAGTGTCTTTCAATAATATGGAGTATGATAAAGTATTTCATCAAAAAGATTCATCAAGTCGACTAAAATTACAAGCCATTGGTACAGAAATGGGTCGAGATAAATATGGTGATGATATTTGGATTAATGTGTTATACAATTGGATCAAATTGCATAATGAACGAGGAATTGAAAGATTTATTATTATTGATTGTCGGTTTAAAAATGAAACAGAATTTTTTAAAAAAATAAATGCATATATTATCAAAATTATTGCTCCAGATAGAAATTATCAAAAATTAATTCAAGAATCTAATGGTGATTTAAATGTATTAACCAACTTGTCGACTCATTCTAGTGAAATTTACATTGACCAATTTACTGAATATGATTTATTGATTAATAATCAAATTAACCAATCTGATAATATTTCAAATGATATTAATAATTTTATCTTAAATGTATTTATCAAATCACCAAACTGATTGATTTTAGTATGATTATATTATAATCGGGAAAGGAGAGACTTAAATATATGCATATTTTAAATTAAGTAATCAGAATATTTTAATTTTAGAAAAGATGTTGATGGAATAGGACAGTATGTGAGTATCATCAATATAGATGTTTCAACTGGTGGTTATGAATAACTATTTTATCTATAAAAAAACTTTCTAAAATTATTTTATAGATAAAATACCAGAATAATTATAGAAATAAAGATAAAATAATTCTAGAAAAAAAAACATATTATAATAATTATAGAAATAAAGATAATATAATTATTTTATTGATAAAATAATTATAGAAAAAAAACATACCAGAATATTTATAAAAACATGACTCAATAATTTTAGAAAAAAACATACCAGAATAATTCTAGAAATAAAGATAATAGAATAATTTTATCGATAAAATTATTCTAAAAAAAACATGACTCAATTATTTTAGAAAAAACATACTAGAATAATTATAGAAATAAAGATAATATAATTATTTTATCGATAAAATTATTTAAAAAAAAAACATT